GAGTTGCAGGCAGTTGGATTAACTCCAACAGGTATAACTACTACAGACAACATGCGATATACTGTTTCGTGTAGTCTATCAGGCATACCTTATGGTATATCAAATAGACGTACTGCTGTTTTGCAAGGACCGGGTGGGTTGACGCAGATAGTCGAAAATAGCACCACAAATAAAGACTACTCAGAAGGTGACGAATATGCTCACCCGATAACATTGCCATTCCCTATTGCTTTCCCAACTAGTAGAACCACTACAGTAAGTGGTAATAATATTTGGGTAACCACAAATAGCGGAATATATTTGTCTGAAGTAACTAAAGGTTCAGGTCATCCAGTGGGACCAGGTAATCCGCTTGCTCCAGGAATTTTCATAGGTGCAAGGGACGCAGGACTATTTAATCTATACGCCGGTGCAGAGAACGGCGACACAACATACAGAATACGTTGGGAAGGGGTACATCGCTACTTAATCGGGACCAGTCCGTCGACTATCGATGTTATTTGGGAAATAATTTTTTATAAAAACGATCCTACAAGATTTAGCATTGATATATCCAAGTGGGTCCCTGGCGGCATTTCAATAATTAAAAACGTTAATACAGAACTGTTTAATATAGCAGAAGAAGTAGCGGCAAACAAAGGGTTTGACGTGTCGTTTGTATATCAAGCACAAGTACTTGCTGGAGTGGCTCAATCGTCAACCGGAAATAATAATACAATTAGTAATTTATTACTACTTTTACCGTGTGCAGTCAACACTACACCTATTTAAATTTATATGGCAACAATTATATGGTCAACTACTGGTAATTTAGGAAATCAACCGCAAGGTGTTTCGATTCCTACTATAGACTTGACTGCGGAATTTGATAATTAATTAAAGGGCTCAATAATGGAAACCAAAGAATATATCGTTATACTGCACAGTTACACAGATCTTGATGACTTTTACACCGATATGGAGCAAGCAGGACATTACGATCATGTACCTAACCGAGCTGTGGACCTGGTGCATCGCAGACCCTCAAGTCGCAGTACTCATTATCAACTCACTGATGACGAAGTGCAGATGCTAAAACAAGATCCACGTGTATTGGATATAGAACGCCCCTATTACGATCTTGGGGTTGAAATTAGACCGTGTCTTGATTATTATTATGATAAAGATACTATTCTTTATCGAGGGCGTATAGGGCTAAATTGGGGGCTGCTGCGCTGTGTTGATGGATTCAACCGTCCAAATTGGGGGTGGGATGGCATCAATGGAAATCCAACAGGACATTGGTTAGAACAAGCCACTATTAATTTGCCCAACACGGGTCGAAATGTAGATGTGGTTGTTGTTGATGGCCACATACTTCCCAATCATCCAGAATTTGCAAAAAATGCTGACGGAACTGGTGATAGTCGTGTAAACCAATTGAATTGGTTTCAATGGAAAAATGCCGTGGTAGGCGGTGGGGCCGGCAATTATGTTTATGATTTTCTAAATACCCAAGCCGCTATTCATGATAACAATCATGGATGCCACGTAGCTGGTATTGTTGCAGGCAACACTAATGGGTGGGCACGTGATGCTACTATTTATAATATTAGTCCATACGGTACCACTAGAAATAATGTCAATCCTGCCGGTATACCTGGGTATGCTTTGGTTGGATACATTAGGCAGTTTCATAAAAACAAAAAGATTAACGAAGCCACCGGTCGGCGAAACCCTACCATTGTCAATATGAGCTATGCTTTTGGCACTCTTCCGATTGAGGTAAGCACTGTTCAGTCTATTGTATATAGAGGAGAAACTATAGATAGAACGTCACCTCGATGGGATAACTCATTATGGAATCGAGCTGGTATAAAACAAAATGGCCAACTCACGACTCAAATTATCCCTGCATTCAGACAGAGAAGTGTCGATGAAGAAATCAGGGATGCCATTGCTGAAGGAATTATTTTTGTTGGCGCCGCTGGAAATGCATCTATACACGCAGATGTTCCTGGTGGGGATTTATACAACAATCAGATAAATTTTAATGACGGGACAGACTCGATAAATTATATGCGAGGATATTCGCCCGGCTCCGCGCCCGGCGTTATATGCGTTGGTGCTACTGACACTACAGTAGCAGAGAGGAGGGCTAAGTTTAGCAACGTTGGTAAACGAGTGGATATTTATGCACCGGGTACAAGTATCATAAGCTCTGTCAATGCACAGATTGAGGATCCTATTACTACCACTGTGATATTTTCCCCGCCATATCCGGAACAGTCTACATATACTTTTACATCATACCCAACTAGTGTTAATGAAGGCACTACTGTAGGATTTACTATTGGCACAACGGGCGTGCCTGTCGACACTCGGTTGACTTGGAAATTAAATTTTGAGAATCGAGGCCCTGGGTATAAATCAATTGATGTTACTAATGATGTACGGAGTTATAGTGGCTTGTTTAGTATCGCAGCAGATGGTACAGGAAAATTCAGTGTTGAATTTATAGCAGACCTGTGGACCGAGGGTCTAGAAGTTTTTAGAGTAGAAATCAGACGAGATGCCGTTCTTACACCGGAAGCTGATCCTGTTTCAATTCCTGTTGCAATTACTCCTTACATAAATTTGAACGACACTAGTACAGGAACTCAATTCCCTAAGGGAATTGATCCTAGAAATAATTCGTTTTTTAGGGATATGTTTGACGGCACTAGTATGGCCTCACCGCAAGTGGCCGGTATCATTGCGTGTGCATTAGAAACTTACCCCAATATGACAGCAGCACAAGCATTGTCATATATACAGGGTTATGCTAACGACGGTGTGTTATATGATCTTCCGTTTGATAGTACCTTTGGTGAATTTTATTTTGGACTTGTAAATCGATATAAGTTATTTAACGGCCCAAACAAGTACGCAACGTACAAACCCAACACCCGCCCAAATCAAGTGTATCCCGTCATTGATGCATATCAGTCTAGACCTGTTACAGGGCCGGTGTACCCTCGGTTAAGTCCTAAAATACAAAGACCGACACCGGCACCACCTACATCCACAACACCTCGTCCTTAAACAGGCAATGTCTGACAATCAAAGGATTTGATAATGGAAACCAAAGAATATATCGTTATACTGCACAGTCACACAGATCTCGACGACTTTTACACCGACATGGAACAAGAAGGGCATTACGAGCATGTGCCCGACCGAGCTGTGGAACTGGTGAATCGCAGACCCACAAGTCGCAGTACGCATTACCAACTCACCGATGAAGAAGTAGAGACGCTGAAACAAGACCCGCGTGTACTAGACATACATCAGCCCTATTATGATCTTGGAATGGAAATTGTGCCATGTGTTAGTCAGTACAGTGATCACTGGTCGAAGGGCGGAAATTTAACTCAGGGCACTCCAGAAGTAAATTGGGGGCTACTGCGTTGTGTTGAAGGAAAAACTAGGGCCAATTGGGGGTATGACGGCCAAGACTATGTGTCAGGTACTATCAATTTGCCCAATACGGGGCGAAATGTAGATTTGGTCATCCTTGACCGTGTTATACGTCCTGGACATCCTGAATTTGCAGTCAATCCTGATGGAACTGGTGGTAGTCGTGTACAGGATTATGATTGGTTTGGAGAACACGGTGCTGCGGTATTGAAGGATAAGAACCCCAGCACGCGATATTCCTATGCTTTTCCACCAGCAGACACCAGCGATGTTTCTCTGAATCATGGAACACAGTGTGCATCAGTTGCTGCAGGTAATACTCATGGATTTGCGCGCGGGGCCAAGATTTATAGTCTTGATAGGGGAGACGGCCAAATTGATATATATGATGCAATCAATTTTGTTACAGAATTTCATAAAAACAAAAAGATTAATGAAGCCACTGGTCGCCGCAACCCCACTGTTCTTAGTATGAGCTTTTCGATGACTGCTATCTTTGGGCTGCCAATTGACGTGCCAACTGAAATTCGATACAAAGGGACAATAGTACCTCGACCTGACACTGGATATACCGAGGAAACTTGGCGCAAAGTCGGGGTAAAGGTCGACGGCGGCCTAGCTTACCCCGCTCCTGGGCGTGACACCAGTATAGACGAAGACATAAGGGATGCCATAGCTGCTGGAGTTATTTGTGTAGGATCAGCAGGGAACGAGTCTGTGTACATGGATATTGAAGGGGGGGATTTATATAACAACAGGGTTGTGAGGCCACCGGATCCGCCGGCGCGCACGGTACGGAACTATATGGCGGGCCAATCGCCCGGGGCTGCACCCGGAGTTATATGTGTTGGCGCGGTTGATGCTACAGTAGAGGAAAAAAACGCCTGGTACAGCAATAAAGGACCTAGAGTTGACATTTATGCTCCGGCGTTCTTTACTACCTCTGCTATGAATACATATCAATTCAACGAGAGACCAATTTGGTTTACCCGCAAACCAAATACGAGCAGCGACACCTGTACTTTTGTCTCGTACCCTCGCAGTGTTAATGAGGGATCAACTGCTATTTTTGTGGTTCAAGGAACGCCCAATGCAACGTTCAGGTGGGAGAGGTATTGGCAAGACGGGCCCGGTCCGGGTCGAGTTAATCGATTTGACCTACCCAACTGGGGCCAGGTCTCGACCGATGCCTCGGGTCGTGGCACATTTAGCATACTAATTGAGGCAGACATGTGGACAGAGGGGGCAGAAACATTTAGAGTGGATATTTTTCCAATAGATGATTGGCCTGGTCATACCGCTATTGCAACCACTCAGCCTATAACAATTGTTGATACCAGCACGGGCAACAAGCCTCCCCCTGGAATTGACTCTAGAAACCACGACTATTATATAGGTCTATTTGATGGCACTAGCTCGTCCTGTCCGCATGTGGCTGGCATTATTGCCTGTGCACTGGAAACTTATCCCAATATGACTCAAACGCAGGCATTGTCTTACATACAGACCTATGCTGATCATGGAGTACTGAGAGATAGACCCTTCAATACCGATTTTGGCGCCAACCAATGGTTTAATGACGAGCATATTTTATTCAACGGTCCAAACAAGCATGCAAGATACCAACCCAACACCCGCCCAAATCAAGTGCACCCTGTTATTGGGCACCAATCTAGGCCTCTAATAGGGGCGGTATACCCTCGTTTTAGTCCTAATGTGCGAAGACCGAAACCCCCACGAGCCATTGCTTGACTCGGGCTACACCTGACAATCAAAGGATTTGATAATGGAAACCAAAGAATATATCGTTATACTGCACAGTCACACAGATCTCAACGACTTTTATACCGACATGGAGCAAGCAGGGCACTACGAGCATGTGCCCAACCGAGCTGTGGAACTGGTCCGTCGCAGACCCATGAGCTGTAGCACCCATTACCAGCTAACTGATACAGAAGTAGACCTGCTAAAACAAGACCCTCGTGTACTAAACATACATCGACCCTATTATGATCTTGGAATGAAAATTGTGCCATGTGTTACTCAGGAAAGCGATTACTGGACGAAGGGACCAGCGCCGTCAACACCGGGCAATCCAGAAGTAAATTGGGGGCTACTGCGTTGTGTTGAGGGCAAAAAGAGAGTCAATTGGGGTCGAGACGGCATAATACAAGTGTCAGGTAAAATCGATTTGCCCAATACGGGTCGACATGTGGATGTGGTTATCGTGGACGGCCATATACGTCCTGGTCATCCCGAATTTGCAAAGAACGCAGACGGAACTGGCGGTAGTCGAGTTAACCAGTACAATTGGTTTAAGCACAATCTTGAGGTATTGGGGAGCAGGGGAACCAGGACCGTGGGCGGCGTCACGTCATTTGTCGACGAGTATGAGTATGATTTTACTCAAGTAGGAGAGACTTACAATAACCATGGGGCGCAGGCTGCTGGACTTGCTATAGGTAACACCCATGGATTCGCACGTGATGCCAATATCTATAACATTAATCCATATGCTGATACACGGTCTACCAGTATTACTATTAATGGCTATATCTGTGATATCTATACCGTAATTGATTACATTAAAGCATTTCATAAAAATAAACCTATTAATACAGTTACCGGAAGACGTAACCCCACTATTGTCAACATGAGCTTTCAATCAGCCTATCCAAGGTGGGCTGGGTTGGGCGACGGTATTGGCTCAATTCAATACGGGAAACGACTGATAACTCCGAATCCGGGGCCGAAATGGAGCGACGAGCAGCTTCGTAAAGTCGGGTATAGAGGTTATGTGTATCAACGTGACGACAGTATGGATCGAGACCTTATAAGTGCCATAGCTGCTGGAGTTATTTTTGTAGGGGCGTCAGGAAACGACGGTATGTACGCGGATCGTCCAGGTAATGATTTATATGACACTGCGCTTGTTGCTGCTGTACCAAACTTGGATGGGTCGTATAATAAAACTTATTATATGCAAGGAGCATCGCCCGGGGCCGCGCCCGGAGTTATATGTGTTGGTGCACTTGATGCCACAGTAGAGGAACGAAACGCTCCTGACAGCGGTAAGGGACCTAGACTCGACATTTATGCTCCGGCTGTAGCTACACTATCTGCTAGGAATACAGCTACTTTTCTAAACTACCCAAACACGGAATGGGCGACCACACCTCCTCCAGGGGGGCCTACCTGTACTTTTGTCCCGTACCCTCGCAGTGTTGTTGAGGGAGCAAGTATTACTTTTACGATCATTACAACAGGCTTTCCAAGCGGGACTCAATTAAATTGGGTTAGCGACAGAATTATTACCGCCAGGGGATTGGCTGATGGACCTGATTTTGGTCGCGCAACCGGATCCATTGAAATTGATGGGGACGGTCGTGGCACATTTACTGTACCAATTCGGGCAGACATGTGGACCGAAGGGGCAGAAACATTTGTGGTGGCAATTTACAAATCATCTGCTTTGTATGGTTATTATGCAACTACCGATCCTATAACAATTGTTGATACTAGTACGGGCAATACAAATCCTCCAGGCACTGACTCTAGAAACACTGACTATCATAAATATACTTTTACTGGTACCAGCGCAGCCGCCCCGCATGTAACTGGTGTTATTGCCTGTGCACTGGAAACTTATCCCAATATGACAGCAGCACAAGCATTGTCTTATATACAGACCTATGCTGATCACGGATTACTAACAGATATTCCCTTCAATGCTGATTATGAAGCTGACGATTGGCAGAAAAAAATGCCCGACGGTGTGGGGATTAATGTTTGGCGGTTATTTAACGGCCCGAACATGTATCTAAGATACGAACCCAACACCCGTCCAAATCAAGTGCACCCTGTTATTGGGCACCAATCTAGGCCTCTAATAGGGGCGGTATACCCTCGTTTTAGTCCTAATATACAAAGACCGACACCGGCACCTACACCCACAACACCCCGTCCTTAAACGGGCAATGCCTGACAATCAAAGGATTTGATAATGGAAACCAAAGAATATATCGTTATACTGCATAGTCACACAGATCTCAACGACTTTTATACCGACATGGAGCAACGGGGATACTACGAGCATGTACCTAACCGAGCAGTGGAATTAGTATATCGTAGACCCTCAAGTCGCAGTACGCATTACCAACTCACTGATGACGAAGTGCAGATATTGCGACAAGACCCGCGGGTACTAGACATACATCGGCCCTATTATGATCTTGGGTATGAAGTTGTGCCATGTGTTAGTCAGACCAGTAGTCACTGGTCGAAGAGCGATCAGCTCACTCGGGGTACTCCAGAAGTAAATTGGGGGGTACTGCGTTGCGTTGAGGGAAAAAAGAGAACCAATTGGGGCAGCGATGACAACACAAGAGTAATAAAAAAAGTGTTGGCTACTGTCAATTTGCCCAATACGGGACGACATGTGGACTTGGTTATTGTTGACGGCCATATGGATCCTGGTCATCCTGAATTTGCAAAGAACCCCGATGGCACTGGTGGCAGTCGAGTCATACAATACAAGTGGTTTAAGGAACATTGGCAACAGGTATTGGGGACTAGGCCAACCAAGACCGTGGATGGCGTTGAGTCATTCAACGATTATGAGTATGAT